TGGCACAAGCCGAACCCGTCCTTGCAGTATCTACCGAACCTACTTGAAGAGACGCGAAAAGAATATAAAGAATGGCTGGAAAACAGATCGTCTTCCAGCGACTTTATGACAAAGCGTATGAACTGGAGACAGGGAAACGGAGAAGTGGAACTGACAAGCTGGGACAATATTCTGGCAACAAAGCAGGAAGTAGAACCGCCGAAAGCGCGTGAAATTGCTGTGGCTGGCATTGACTACACAAAGATCAATGACTTTGCGTCAGCTGGAGTGCTTACAAAGCGCGGTGAAAAGGTAGTCTGGAAGCAAAAAACGTGGGTGTGCCTAAAAAGCGCAGATCTGCCGCGGATAAAATACCCGCTGCATGAAGCAGAAGAAGCCGGGGAACTGGAATTCGTAGACGCCCCGGAGATTGCGCCGGAACTGATCGCGGAGTGGATAGGCGAGCAGATGGGCTTTTATTCAATCCCTATGCTTGCACTGGACGACTACAGATTCGCTTTGATGAAACAGGCGCTTGCGCGTTACGGCTTCACCTATGAAAACAAAAATATAAAGCTGGTCAGACCTTCGGACAAAATAAAAGTAGAGCCGATCATAGACAGCGGATTCAGAAATCACAACATAGTATACGGCGATTCGTCGATCATGCGGTGGTATACGAACAACACAAAGAAAGTGAAGTCAAAAAAATACGGGAATTACGAATACCAGAAGATAGAAGTGAAAAGCAGAAAAACAGACGGATTTTTCGCATTCGTAGCAGCTATGACGCAGCATGAATTGATCCCGGAACAGCAGGGATCAGCGGACGTGCTGCCACTCTTCACAATGTAGAAAGGGGGTGCAAGGAAGAATGAACATGAATGATTATTTTCTGCGGGCATTCGGGAGAGAATCAACGATCAACGTTACAACACAGATCGAAGAAGAACTGACAGAAGTGTTTTTCAAGGAACTTGCGACAGCATGCGCCATCAATATGATCGCAAGTCTGATCAGCAAATGCGAGTTCAGAACATTTATAAAAGGGATCCCGGAGAAAAAGGGCGAATATTACCTGTGGAACTACGAACCGAACCAGAACCAGAACGCCGGGGACTTCTGGCAGCAGTTTGTCACAAATCTGTTATATGATAACGCAGCGCTGATCGTAGAAGTCGGCGGGAAATTGTACGTTGCTGACAGTTTCACACGGACACATTACAGCTTCCGCGAAGACGTTTTCAACAACATCACGATCGGAGATCTGACCATGCAAAGATCCATGTTGTCACATGAGGTCATATATCTGGAACTGGACAACATAAACGCCAGACGGCGGCTGGAAGGATCGTACACAGCATACGGGCAGACGGTGGCAAAGGCGATCAGAAGCGTTCTGCGTGCTGGAGCGCAAAAAGGAATACTGAATATTGATGCACAGACAGCGGCACAGCCGGACTTCACGACAAAGCTGCAAACGCTGATCACAGACAGATTCAAGCCTTTTTATGATACGGATTCAGCGGTGCTGCCATTACAGACGGGGTACACATACACGGACGTAACGAAGCAGACAACAGCACCGACACCAGCGGATCTGAACGAGCGTATAAACTATGAATTTGAAATGGCGGGCAGGGCATACAAGATCCCGAAAGCACTTATGCTGGGGGATGTATCAGACGTCGAGAAGATCACGAAAAACTTTTTGACGTTCGCTATTGATCCGATATGCCAGCGGATCGGAAGCGAAGTGACGCGCAAAAAATATGGGGAAAAGCAGTTCGCAAAAGGAAACTACATGGACGTAAACACGAACTGTATACAGCATATTGATATTTTCGAGCAGGCGACGAATTCAGACAAGCTGCTATCGTCCGGGCTGTACTGTATCGACGAATTGCGCGTGAAACTGGGTGACACAGCTTTGAAGACTGACTGGTCACAAAAGCATTACATAACCAAGAACTATGCAGAAGCAGAAAAAATGGAACACTTAGGAGACGTGAAAGGGGGTGAATAAGGTTTGAAGAATCAGAAAGCACATTATAGCTTGCGACAGGAAGCAGGAAGCAATGTACATAAGCTGTACATTTATGATGATGTGACAAAGTACGGAGACTTTGACTGGTGGACGTGGAACTACAGCGAAAGCGAAACAAGCGCACAACATTTCAGAAAGGTTCTGGAAGAGATACCGGAAACGGACGTCATAGAAGTACACATCAATTCAAATGGCGGCGACGTAGGCGAAGGAGTGGCAATTTACAACCTTCTGAAACAGAAGAAATGCAAAGAACTTGTAGCATACGTTGACGGGTTCGCATGGTCGGTCGCTTCTGTGATTTTGCAGGCAGCAGATCGACGCGTCATGGGGCTGGGAACCAGCCTTTTGATTCACAACATGTGGACGACGGTTTCCGGGAATGCAGATCAGCTGCGGAAAGCAGCAGACGATCTGGACACGCTCATGGAAGGAAACAGAAAAATTTACATGGAGCGCGTGAACATCACAGAAGAAGAACTGGAAAGCATGATGGATACTGAAACGTATCTGACAGCAGAACAGGCGGTAGAACAGGGCTTCGCAGACGAAGTATCAAGCAAAGCCGGAGAAGAAGCCGGAACGGTCATGCAGCAGCTACAGACACAGCTTTTACAGCTGCGAACTGAAATGCTGAACCAGAAAGCAATCAAAACACAGATGCTTGAATTTTGCAAGCAGGCAAGCAAGAAAAACGAGGACAGCGCAGAGGACGAAGACGAAGACGACGAAGCAAGCGACGGATCCGACGAGGATAACAGCGAGGACAACGACGACGAAGACAACAACGACGATAAAAAGAATCAGAAAAACAATTCTGAACCGAAACAGTCTACAAATAAAATGGCGGCTTTATTAGCAAAAGCAGCCGCAAAAAATCTGGAAAAGAGGTAAAAGGCATGAAAAACAAAGACATTGAACAGCTGTCACGCGAGCAGCTGGCACAGAAATTCAATGAAGCATTGAAAACCGAAGACACCGAACAGGTGGCACAGGCAATGGCAGAAATGGCAGCAGGGATCGAAGAAGAGATCTTGCAGCGTGCAAAAGACGTGGCAGCAGTTGAGCAGTTGGACGCACAGGCAATGGCAGCACGCGGACTTCGCCAGCTGACCAGTGAGGAAAAGAAGTATTATGAAGCAGTGATCGGCGCTATGAAGTCCGAGAACCCGAAACAGGCGCTTGCATCTATCGACGTGACAATGCCGAAGACGATCATTGAAGATGTATACGACAGCTTGAAGCTGGAACACCCGCTGCTTGCAAAGATCGACTTCAAGAACACATCCTACATCACAGAATGGATCATGAATAAAAATGGAAAGCAGAAAGCGATCTGGGGCGACATTACAGCGGAGATCACAAAGGAACTGGAAGGATCCTTCGAGAAGCTGGACATGTTAATGTACAGCTTGACCGCATTTCTTCCGGTTGCAAAGTCCATGCTGGATCTGGGCGCAACATGGTTAGACAGCTACGTGCGCGAAGTGCTGAAAGATGCGATCTACGTCGGTCTGGAAGAAGGTATCGTCTGCGGAACAGGCGTGAAAATGCCTATCGGAATGAACAGAGACATTGAAGCAGCACACGGAGACGGTGAAAGTTATGTGAAAAAGACTGCGATCAAAGTCACAAAGTTTACGCCGGAAACATACGGCGGTCTGGTCGGTAAATTAGCAGTGACAAGAAACGGTCGCCCCAGAACGGTTGCATCACTGATCATGCTGGTAAGCCCGGAAGATTACTGGAAAAAAGTAATGCCCGCAACTACGGTGCAGCGCCCGGACGGAACATTCGCAAATAATGTCCTTCCGTACCCGACAGAAATCATTCAGACAGAAGCACTGACAAAGGGTGAAGCAATTCTGGGAATTGCAGAACAGTATTTTGCAGGAATCGGAACCGGAAAAGAAGGTACTATCGAATACGACGACAGCGTGCGGTTTTTGAAGCGTGAAAGAGTGTACGCAGCGTTCCTGTACGGCAATGGTCGTCCGAAGGACAATAACGCATTCTTGCTGCTTGACATTAACGAGTTACAGCCTGCGGCATACACCGTGGTGACGGGAACCGACACCGTGGAAGTAGAAAAGACCACATGGACGGAAGAAGAACTGAACGCAATGACTGTGGAGAAGATCAAGGGACTGGCAGCATACAAGGGCTATACAATCACAAAGACTGCGAAAGCAGAAGTGATCGCGGAATTCTTAGCAGCACAGACCGCAGCTACGGCGTAAGGAATAAGCAAAGGCAGCAGGGCAAAAAACCTTGCTGCCTGTAATTGAAAGGCGGTGCAGTATGGCAGATGAAACAACAAAAACGCCAGACGAACAGCTGCTTGAAGACATTCTGAATGAACTGGACATGACACTGGCTGACGAAAGCATGCAGAAAAAGATAAAAGACATCATGCAGCGTGGAAAAGCCAGGATCGAGAAGATAGGTGGCAAACAGCTTGATTTTGCAGAGAATCAGCAGGCGCGCGAATTGCTTTTTTCGTATTGCAGATATGGACGCAGCAACGCCATAGAACAGTTTGAACATGATTTTTCGTCACAGCTGACAGGCTTTGCACTTGACGAAGCGCTGGCAACGCTGGAAAGCGGGGCAGAAAATGAAAGCAAAGTTTGAGGAATTCAACGACGGAACCGCCAGAATATGCACTGTGAACAATGACGGACTTCTGGTGGATAAATACGAAAAGCCACTGCGATTCGGAGAAGAAAACGTCAGTATGAAACGGCATTATGCAGCACAGGCAGCAGACACACGGGTTGACAAAGTGATCCATGTTCAGCAGCGAAAGGATCTGAAAGCGCATGAAGTCGCTGTGATCGGTGAAGATCAATTCGATATAGAAAAAATCGATCAGATCAACGATACCATGCCGCCGATCACAAAATTGTCCTTGATAGAGTATGAAAAACACAGACGAAAGGATTTTGCATGAACGTAGGCGCGACAAAGAAAATCAGACCAGATCAGCTGACCGGAACGCTTGCAGAAAGTCTGCTGGAATGGGAGCGGGAGAACGAAGAAAGGTTTTTTCGGGCGATTGACGACGCAGCCGACGCATGCAACGAAACGGCGGGACAATATCTGACACCGGGGCATGGTTACAAAACAGGCGAGTACAAGCGACATTTTGCAATAGAACGGCAGCTGACAGGGCGCCACAGCTACAGTGCAACATGGCACGTGGAAGCACCACACTACAGGCTGACACATTTACTGGAAAATGGACACTTGACACGCGACGGAACAAAGCGAACAAAAGCCGTAAAGCATATCAAATACGGGCGACAGATCGCAGAACAGGTGCTTGACGAAAAAATGAAAGGACTGTGGGAATGACAGACATCAAAACATATCTGGAGACAGAAACAGAACTGCCAGTAGCAGACACGGCGTTTGATAAACCACAGAAGCTGCCTTTTGTGGCGTTCATAGACAAGACGGCACAGGACGGCGACGACTTCCACGCCCGGATCGTCGAACACAATCTGACAGTAGAATTTTACGCAGAAAGACTGGACAACGAAAACGAAGGGAAGCTGGAAAAAGCCTTTGAAAAGATGAACTGGAAATTTGAGAAGGAAAGACAGTGGCTTCCAGATGAAAAAATGTTTGAAACAATTTTCACTATGAATTTTATGGAAAAGAGGTAAAAGGCATGAAAGGATCAAAGGAAAAAGTTGTGCTGGGATCCGGCAAAGTGTACACAATGTTATACACAGGAACATTGCCGGAGACATTCACAGAGATTCTGAAAAAAGTAATGACAGAAGAAAACCACACCGGATGGATCAAGAACGGCGCAAGCGTGGAGTATAAGCCCACAATGACGACAGAAAAAGACGATCTGGGGATGGTCGTAAAAGAGATCTTGACGGACGAAGAAGCAACCTTCAAGACAGGTCTTTTCACATGGAATGCAAATTCACTGGCGAAGCTGTCCGCAACGGCAGTCGTAACCACAGAGGATGGAGAAAACGGCAAGAAGTACAGACGCTTGAAGGTCGGCGGCACAGCCAACGACGACGGCAAGCAGTATGTGATCTTGTTTGTACATGAAGATCCGGTGGAAGGAAACTGCTATTTGCTGATCGTCGGAAGAAATACAGCAGGATTCACCATCACTTTTGCTGCGGATTCAGCGACAGTAATTGACGCAGAATTCAACTGCAAGCCGCACGACAGCCGCGGAACGCTGATTGAATTTGTCGAAGAGTACGAAGAAGAGTACCAGAACGAATACACAAGCGAGGAATTGAACGCGCTGACCGTAGATCAGATCAAGACCATTGCGGCAGCAAAAGGTTACACGATCACAAAGACAACAAAAGCTGAAATCATTACAGAGTTTCTGGCAGCACAGACAGCAGCAAAAGGCTAACAATCAAGGAAATGCGGGGCATGTGATACATAGCCCCGCAGAATCGAAAGGAAGGAAAGCAGAATGGATTTATCAGTAAATTTTCAAAAAGTAAAGCGTAACTACATGACATTGACCTTTGATGATCCCAAAAGCGAAAAGGGCGTCAAGGTAATTGTCGTCGGAATGCCGAAAAAGAAGGTTTTTGACGCACTTATGGACATGCAGGACACGATCACAGAAAGAGAAGAAGCGCAGAACGCAAAGGAAAGAAGCGGAGCAAACAGGCGTACAATAGAAGAATTGTACACACTGACTGCAAAGATTCTTTCCAACAATCTGAATGGTGAAGCGATCAGCAAAGACTGGGTAGAAGAAAACATGGACATTGAGGACATGAAAGCATTCTTCGCACAGTATGTGCGTTTCGTAAAGATCCCGGACACAGACCCAAACTAAACCCGCCCTTCTACCCGACAAGCGAAGAAGATTTCTTCGAGATCCCGACGTACTGGGAACATTTAGTACATGAGTACACAGGACTGAACATGAATGAAATCGAAGAACTGGAGTACATCGACTATTTGCAGTACAGGCGGGACGCTTTTATACATTCGTGCAATCATTCGGAAGAGGGGCGCGAGTATCTGGAGAACGCAAGAACGCTGATGCAGACAGAGCCAGACAGAAAGCGCCTGCGTGAACTTTTCGGAAAGCCGAGGTAAAATGGGAAAGGCACTGAAAGGGATCACAGTCGAGATAAACGGAAGCACTGAAAACCTTGTGAAAGCGCTTGAAAAGCCGAACGCCGAAGCAGTCAGCCTGCAAAAAGAACTAAAAGGCGTCAATTCACTTTTGAAGCTGGATCCCAAAAACACGGAACTGCTGGAACAAAAACAAGTGCTTTTGAAACAGGCAGTACAGCAAACGGAAGAAAAAATGAAACTGCTGACAGAAGCCGAAAAGCAGATGGCAGCAGCAGGAAAAGATGTAAACGACGACGCATACAGAGACTTGCAGCGAGAGATCGCAGCCACAGCGCAGAAGCTGGATTCACTAAAAAGTCAGATCAGTACATTCGATAAAATGAAGACCGGGGCGCAGAACTTCGGGAAATCGCTTGCTAACATAGCGCAGAAGATCCCCGGAGTGAATAAGCTAACGACAGCTTTTGGAAATGCAAAGCAGAAGATCACCGAGACGGTGAAGGAAAGCAAGACTGTAAAAACAATCGGAACTGCGGTTGACGGGGCAAGGCAGAAGGTGGAAGCCTTCAAAAACGCACACCCGGCAGTACAGAAAGTTGCGGACGCATTCGGGAAAGCAAAAGCGGCAGCAGGCGATCTGGCAGGGAAAATGCCAAGCGTGACGCAGGTAGTGCAGGCAGCAGGAAGCGCAGCCACTACCGCAGCGAAGGGCGGCTGGTCGGTGCTGACAACAACAGTCGGCGGCACGATCAAGGCTTTTACGGCATTTTCAGCAGCAGCGGCAACCGCCATGGTGGCAATTACAAAAGGAGCCGTGGAAAACTACGGCGACTATGAACAGCTGGTAGGCGGTGTGGAAACACTATTCGGAGCAGGCGGGCAAAGCCTATCAGAATACGCAAAGAGCGTCGGAAAGACAACAACAGAAGCAAAAGACGAGTACAACAACTTGATCAAGGCACAAGAAGCCGTGATCGAAAAAGCAAACGGGGCATACAAGACGGCGGGAATGTCAGCGAACGACTACATGGAAACCGTGACGAGCATGTCCGCAGCGTTGATCCAGAGCCTTGACGGCGACACCGTAGCAGCCGCCGAAAAAGCAGACATGGCAATCACTGACATGTCAGACAACGCAAATAAGATGGGTTCAGACATTGAATCCATCAAAAACGCATATTCTGGCTTTGCGAAAGCGAATTACACAATGCTTGACAATTTGAAGCTGGGATATGGCGGCACAAAAGAAGAAATGCAACGTCTTCTGGATGATGCAACGAAAATTTCTGGTGTAAAATACGATATATCGCAGTATGGCGACATAGTAGACGCGATCCACGTCGTACAGACGGAAATGGGAATCACCGGAACGACAGCAAAAGAAGCAGCCACAACCATTCAAGGGTCAATCGCTTCCGCGAAAGCGGCGTGGACGAATTTACAGACAGGACTTGCGGACGAAAACGCAGATCTTGACGCGTTGGTGGGGGAATTGGTTGATTCCGTGGTAACGGTAATCGACAACATAGCGCCACGCGTCATGGCAGCAGTACCGCGGATCCTGCAAGCAGTACCACAGCTGATCACCGGGTTATCTGGAGCAGCGAAGGAACTTGCAGGCGAAGCAAAAGGGCTGGGACAATCGCTGATCGAACCGTTGACGAACAGCTTTTTTACATTGATCCAGACGGCAATAGCAATGCTTCCGCAGCTACTGCCGGAAGTATTAAACGCAGCAGTAATGCTATTCACAGGCATACTGCAAGGACTAAACCAGACAATACCACAGCTTGCGGCAATTCTTCCGCAGCTGATCACGACGATAACATCAACAATCACACAAAATCTACCATCCATTATCAGTGAAGGTGCAATGATCCTTGTAAATCTGATAAATGGTATCACGCAAGCAATCCCAACACTTATACAATCCATAGTCGATCTGATCCCTGTAATTGTACAGGCGATTGCAGAAAATCTGCCGCAGATCGTAGAAGCAGGACTGAATCTGCTTGTTTCTTTGATCACAGGTATTGTACAGGCAATCCCGCAGCTGGTGGACATGCTACCGGCGATCATCACGACAATTATTACAGTGATCATACAGTCGCTGCCGCAGATCTTAGATGCTGGCGTTCAGATACTGACGGCACTCATTAACGGACTAATACAGGCAATCCCGCAGCTGATCGCAATGCTACCGACGATCATCACAACGATCATAAATGTGCTGATCCAGAATCTGCCGCAGATTATATCAGCAGGAATACAGCTGATCGGCGCACTCATTAGCGGACTAATACAGGCAATCCCGGTACTTGTCGCTGCAATACCGCAGATCGTGACGGCAATATTTACAACCTTCAAGAATGTAAACTGGGGAGAACTGGGATCGAACATCATTTCCGGCATCAAAGACGGTGTAGTGAATGCAGCGAAAAACCTTGCAAGTGCAGTGGCAGACGCAGCAAAAAGCGCGTTGGATGCAGCAAAAGAAGCGCTGGGGATCCACAGCCCGTCACGGGTATTCCGGGATCAGGTCGGAAAGCAGATGGCGGCTGGTCAGCTGATCGGTTATGAAGAAGGTATGGAAGACAACGCGGACGCGTTCGCCAAGGCTTCCAGAAAGAGCGTACCGACAACGATTGACGGATATATTGCCGCAGGCAGCGGAAGCAACCGCCAGACAGCGCAGCAGGGGCAGCAGGGCGGCTTCACGCAGAATGTAAACATATACAGTCCACGCGAACTTTCACCGTCAGAAACAGCCAGACAGACGCGAAATGCGACACGACAAATGGTATTGAAATTAAAACCCACATAAAAAGGGGGCAAGGCATGAAATCAGTAAAATGCGTAAATGAAAACGGACTTTCAGCCGTATTCACATACGATCACGATTCAACAGAATATTTTCTGGTCAGCCTTGACGGCGTATACAGCATCAAAAACACGGTAAACACAAGCCAGAACGCCACCACAGACGGATCAAGCTATTCTGGGGAAGCCTTGCAACAGCGAAACATTGTGATTACTGCAAATATTCGCAGAAACTACCGAGAAAACCGCGACTTTTTGTCGCGGGTTTTCAAGGTACATTCGCAAGGCGTTTTCTACCACACAGAGGACGGAGAAACACGGAAAATAGAATACTATGTGGAATCGCTGGAAATTGAGGAAACGGGGATCATAAGAGCCGCCACAATATCGCTGATCTGTCCAGATCCGTACTTCAAAGACAACACAGCGACACACATTGAAATGGCAAGCTGGGAAAGCGGCTTTGAATTTGCGGTAGAGATACCGGAAGCAGGAATGGAATTTGGTAGCAGATCAAAAGAGACGATCAAGGTCGTGGACAACGACAGCACAACGTCAATCGGTATTCAAATGACAATCATAGCAGAAGACACAGTGGTCAATCCGTCCATTATGAATGTAACGACAGGCGAAACACTGAAACTGCTTTGCACAATGCTTCCAGATGATGAAATCGTGATCACGACGGAACAGGGAAACATTGACGTGGTATTGAGAAGGAACGGCAAAGAATACGACTATAACTACACAGTGGACGAAGACAACGAAGGATATGTACAGCTGGAGACAGGAAGAAACTACATCAACTATACAGCAGACAGCGGCGGCGATTACATGAACGTCAATTTTGACTTTGAAAATCGCTATGTTATGCCGTAGGGGGTGTGATTATGGAACAGACAAAGGCAACAGCACAGGCAAGCGCAGCAGTATTGATGCGACAGGAAAAACAGGTAAAAATATACGATCAAGCCCTACGAAGAAAGGGAGTAATCGACGTATACAGATCATTGATCTGGACGCGGAAATACAAAGAAGCCGGAACGGTAGAACTGCACGCAGCACTGACAGAAAAAAATCTGGAACTTTTACAAAAAGGAAACATACTAACCATGACAGGATCCGTCGAAAGCGCTTTTGTAGAAGGAATGGCGGTGGACGATTACAGCAACGAGATCACGGCGACGGGACGCATGCTTTCTTCCGGGTTATCAAGGCGAGGTATAAAAACAGTAATCGCGTTCACGTCTGGCACATACGAAGACGCCATGCGGCTTCTGGTGGACAAGGCAGCGATCAGCGTAACGTCACCACTTCCGCTGCTACAGCTGGGAGAAAAGAAGGGGATCGGCGAAGCTGTGACCTTCCAAGTGTCATACAAAGACTTGTACACAT